CTTATCGAGAATGAAAAGGCAAGTGATTTCTTGATTCGTTTGTGTGCAGAATTTGACTTGATCCCCGGCGACATTGAAGATACTGGTTATGTTATCGAAAAGATGGCACTTGATAACATGACGCTAATCGACATGGTAAACCAAGCCCTAGAAGCCACATTAATGAACACTGGTAGAAAATATTGTTACTACGATAATGACGGTCGCATAGACTTAAAAGACATTGAAAAAAACTCGGCTGAATATTTAATCACAAATGAAACGGCATCGAATTTCAAGTATTCTAGCAGCATTGAAGATACTTACAATCGAGTAAAACTCATAAAGAAAAACGACGTAAGCGTACAAGGTGCTTCTGGAAAAAAGAAAAAGATAGAAGTTGCAAGCGAACCAATTTATGCAAAAGATGCTGCAAGCATGGCTAAATTTGGGACCCTGCAATTTTTCAGTGATGAATTTTCCGAAGTCGATAACATCGAAAATATTGCACAACTCATTTTAGAAGTGAACTCCGATAAGAAAAGAAGTCTCTCTATCAGCCGTTGTTTTGGTGATCCGTCGCTCAGGGGTGGAAAATCAATCATTGTGGACATTGACATAGACGATGATTTGAAGGTGGCTAAAAGGTTCTTTGTGAACTCATGTACTCATTATTTTCTCAACGACGATCATAATATGGATGTAGATTTGATAGTAAAAGGAATCAAGAAATGAACTCCGAAGAGCTTTTAAGAACAATACAACGGATCGCAAGAAATGAAAGGCTTAACTCAAAGCCTTGCGATTTTGTATTTGGGGAAGTTGTTTCGGAGGAATACGAAAAATTACAGATCAAAATTTCAGACAAAGTAATTTTGACAGAAGCATTTTTAGTATTGACAAACGCAGTCCAAGATCATTTCGTGGACATCGAAGTCTATTCAAAGACCATCGACGATAACGATTTAAGCGAGTTCCAAGCAGAAAGAGATGCTAACGTAGATATTTTTAATTCTCACATCCATCCAATTACAGCCTTGCCTGTGACTTTAAACGGCGCCCCCGTTGGTGTCGGTATTGGTTCGACTGCCTCAACATTAACCCCAAATACAAAGGCGCTTAAATCAAGCCACCTGCATAATATCGCAGGTAGAAAAAAAATTCGAATTTATAACGGGCTCCACAAAGGAGAGAGCGTTCTTTTGCTTCGGGCGCAGGGCGGAAATTCGTTTATCGTTTTGGATCGAATGAGCGAACATTTAACGGGTGGAGAGTGGGAAGTTTCGGCGACCGCCGGAATTGCGGATCAGACGCAAGCCCCGTTTGAAGTCTCGGATGCTTCGGTTTTGGCTGGCTGGAAAGAGAACATGACGGATCCAAGCAACTGGCCAAGAGCATCTAAACCAGCCGCATTCGACCCATCAGGAGAGGCCCCAGAATGAGTTTATTACCTGGAAATACACTGTCCGAAAGCGTTGTTGAAGCGACAGAATCAACTAATCCAAACTTGACGTACAAAATGAACGTCGATAATGACGATGGTATTGACGGGTCCATCTCTGGATTTGTCGATGGACGAGACGCGTACGAGCAATTTGTGTACAAAGTTTTGAACACCGAATTTGAGGTTCACGAAATATATGGCTCTGCGTTCGGCGTTGAATTAGACGACCTTTTTGGAGAGAGCTTAATTTATGCGATTTCAGAAATTGACCGCAGATATTCCGAAGCCCTTATGAGAGATGAAAGAACCGTTTCAGTGACCGATTTTGAATTTGAACAATTGGCGAACAATAAACTTGCAGTATCTTTTATCGTCACGTCTATTTATGGTGAATCGCAAGAGTCCACCGTTATTTAAGGAGTAATTATGTTGTATGCAGACCAAACCGCCGATGTAATTTTAAGCCGCATTCTCGCCCGCGTTCTGGCCAAATACGATAAACGCGTAGGGTCTATTATCTATGACTCAACGGCTCCGGCCTCGATTGAGTTTGAGAATTTGTACACAGCTATCAACAACGGGATAAATCAAGCGTTTGTCGATACTGCCGACCTAGAATATTTGATACTTTGGGGATCGGATCACAACATCTATCCGGTGGCTGCAACTTACGCGATCGTTCGCGGTATTTTCACGCCATCTACGCTAGAGATAGCGATAGGAGAACGTTTCTCGTGTGGCACCTACATTTATGCCGTCACTGAAAAAGAAAGTGCTGGCGTGTATCTCTTGCAGTGCGAAACGGCAGGTGTGGCCCCTAACAGTCAAACTGGAAGGCTTATCCCTGTGGACGGCGTTAACGGCCTCACCAGCGCAACGCTTGATGAGGTCGTGATCCTCGGAAATGATGAAGAGGACACAGAAACTTTTAGACAACGTTGTAAAGATTCTTTAACATCGGAATCATTTGGTGGAAATATTGCAGACTACAAAGCAAAATTAAAGGCCATTCAAGGTGTTGGCGGGGTAAAAATATTTCCGGCATGGAACGGAGGCGGCACGGTCCGCGCGGCGATCACAAGCAGCGCATACGGCGAAGCCTCGGAAGAACTTATCACAAGCGTACAGGAAACGATTGATCCGCAATTGATCGACGAAATGGACACTATGGGATTAGGTTATGGCAAGGCACCTATCGGCCACATCGTAACAGTTGGTAGTGCTTCGGTGGTTGACATTAATTTATCTGTAGGTGTGACGCTTGCAAATGGAACGACCTGGGCGACAGCTGAACCTTTAGTTTTTGCGGTTCTAGATTCCTACTATTACGAACTGAATAAGTCGTGGGAAAATAACACACAAACTATCGTGAAGGTATCCGAGCTTTCAGCTAGAATCCTTGCTGTCACAGGCATTGACGATGTGTTCTCAATTTATATCAATGGGATTCCAGCTAATTTATCCGTTGAACAAAGTAGCATTGTCACCCGTGGAACATTTGTGAGGCACTAATGGAAGTATCAAGAGACGTAAAAATTGAAGGCTACTGGCCTAAAGTAGTGGCCAAAATGCGAGAGATGGGCCAAATTGCAGACACAGAAAATGCCGAGTTTGATCTTCTGTGGACGGCATTCAGTAACTTCATTTCTGATCTTTTCATAAAGACAGCTACAGAAAATGGCGTTTCGCGATGGGAGTCAATTCTTGGGATAGTCCCCGCTTCAGGTGCTTCTTTGGCTGATCGCAAGAACGTTATTTTGACTCAGGTAAACATCAAAGTCCCATATACATGGCGCATCGTAAAGAAAATAATTGCCGAGTTTTTTGGTACGACTACGTTTGAAATGGAGTACGAAATAGACTTTCAAACTTTGACAGTGTCTGGAAATGGTGCCACCGAAAGTCAAATTTC